TACATCAGAATAATCTAGTTTGATATCGTCTTCAATTATCATCCGTTTGCTGGCCCCGGCGTTTGAGGATAAATATGATGATCATCAATCATATACTCATCATTCCAATTAAATGCTTCCTTGACTACAGGAGCAGAAAGTCCCTTATACATTTGATGCAACTTTTTATCCTTTGCAGAAACAAGAACTGCTGCTTCACTTTCATGAAGGCCTTCTAATAGCTGAACAAACATTGTTTCTCGTTTATTTTGAGAAATCTGATTATTACCACCACGAATGAAATGATACAACTTACGAGACTCGTAGGAGAGAGAAGAATGTTCAGTTCCTTCTGGAGCATCATTACGAGTATAAGGAACTTCCCCTTCTGGTAATGCCCACTCAATATTTGGATCAAAGGAAGACTTGATAACCATTCTCAAAGATTGATGATCATGCTCCCTTAAAATATCAACCTTCTGTTTCTTAGTCTTGACTTTTGAAACCTTTTCCAAGATTTCTGAAATTAGTAAATCCATTTTAAAATTCTCCTATAGATTCAGTGAGATTTCTCAACCTCTTTTGTATAAAATAATTTAGTAGTTTGCTGCGATCACCATATGGAGCTTCCTTATATGTATCAATTATCTCTGAAGAAAGTTCTTCTGGCGTGTATGTTAAATCAATTAACTTTCTATTTCTCTGGTAATTTCTTTTGACTTCATCATTAGGAGCAACATCATCAAAGTTATGTTCCACCCATGAAGATATTTTCTTTTTAGCTAATGGTTTTTGTCGTAGTCCATCAGTAAATGTATTGTCAGGAGATAATACATTTGGAACGCCGTCACCTGTATCTCCCCTAAAAATATGTTCTTTAAGATATCCGCCAGGATTTTCTCCATTCACCATCTTCTTAGTGATTGGACTATATTGTTTTACATTAGGATATTTTTGAAGTTGAATAAAATCCTTATCACCAGAAATTATCATGATTTCTTCTGAATATTCCGAACAAAGAACACCGATAATATCATCAGCTTCTGCGCCATATATTTCAAGAAACTTATATGGCAAATTATCCCTAAGTTCATCTTTTATCTGATTGAGACAAAGAAAAATTGCATCCCAATCAAGATCAGATTTTTCTCTACTCTTTCGTCGTCCAGATTTATATTCTGGAAAATAGTCACGCCTCCAATAATGCTTGGAATCATAACACAAAACTAGCTCATTAAATTCAGAAGAGAAACGAGTACGATACATACGCAAAGAATTGAGAATCATATGTCTAACCATATTCTCATCTATCTCTTTAGACTTACTCATATGCAAGTGCATCATCATACTTGCAAGAGAAATCTGATTCATATCAACTAATATCATTCTGGTACAAACATATGAGCATTAAAGCTCATACTCCTTCTTTCACCTTCACTTTTAAAGGGATATACAAAATGTCTTAACCATGATGGAAATACCAACATCTTTCCCACTACTGGTTTAAACTTTAAATTGTCACTTCTAAAATTTTGGTTCTCACCAAACATAAATTCTATCAATCCATTTGCTGGATAGTGATCCTCAAAATCTTCTTCTATTTCTTTGTGCATGTTAGGTGGAAGTTTAAGATAGATAACTGAAGAAAAATCACCCGTATGATGATGCCAAGGATTGTATTCTCCAGCATACTGACTAACTACCCAACTATGAGTCAAATGAATATTATCCAATGTTGGAACAGCATCACCAGCAATTTTCTTCCATGCATGATGATTGCCTTGTTTTATAGATTCCTTTAGATATTCTAAACATCCAGACTTCATCACATTTAAAAGAAACTGTTTATCTTCTTTGCCTTTGATAGGAATTCGTACTTCTTTGTGTACCTTACCAACGAGCATGTGTGACCAATCCCATTCCACACTCGCAGTTTCACTACCAAGCACCTTATCAGCAGTATCATTAATTTTATCAACAAACTTCTTTGGTGCTTCAGTTTCCATAATTATAGGACTAAATGGGTTATGAAACTTCGGGGTCATCGTCATCATCCTCATAATATTTACTCATCTCAACAAATTTTTCCATAATATCTAAATCTATTTGGCTATGAATACTCCTGTCATCATCAACATGAAGGTCTACAAGAGCTTCAAAAAATTCATGTGTTGGATGGGGAATTCCCATACTTCTATATATACTTCCTTTTGTTAGTTCAATTATTAATCCCAAATCACGAATGAAAGATTCATCTGCAACCCCAATACCATTTTCTCCCAGCGTTTGAATCATATGAACAATTATTTTTTGATTAAGCTCTTCAGCAAATTCTATATTTTCTCGTAATTGAAGAGTTTCTTCATCAGGAATTTTAACCTTTCTTTTTGACTTTGGCCACGGGCCCTGTATTACGTTGTCGTTTTCCTTTGCGTTTCCGTTTTTTTGGTCCGCCATCAGAAATACCTTTCTCTTCATTAAAAATTTCTTGAGTATATACACAACCCAAATCTGAATAATAAACACCTATACTCCTTTTAGGTGTTCCATCATCATAATATGCCAATGCTACACAACGATGATGAATTTTATTCTGTTGATGTTCACCATAAAAATCATCAACCCAATCACCATCCCGAAGATATCTTTGCATGTTCTTTATATATCCTTCATGCATTGCTAACTGTGCTTCTGCTCCCTTTATTTTTTGTCTTACAGAACTTCTAGCTGAACTTACCAAATCTTTTTGAGTTTTAATCCACTCCTTAACTTTTTTAGGATGTCTTGGATGATCCTCTGGTAAATCTTTTAAAACTAGTGGAAGCGCACTTTGTCCATAATCAGGATTTTTCTCTTTACGTTTTTCTCTTGCCTTTACAAGACGTTCTGAAGCTGCAGCACGTTGTTCAACAGACATAGGTTTACGAGGTTTCCGTTTCTTCGGAGCCTGCCAATTACTATTGTCAGTTTCAACATCAATTTTTTTCTTTCTAACCATTTTAGAATCCCAATTCTTCTTTACGTTTGTTCTGTTCTTTTTTACACCTACGAATACCAGCAGCTTTTGCTCTTCGACGTTTTTCACCTCTTGATACAAAATGTTCACGTTCTCTTAGCTCATTGAACAACCCATCCAACTGCAACTTTTTCTTTAGAATCCTCAATGCCTGATCGACATTGTTATTTCTTACATCAACTCTCATCTTCCAATATCCTTTATGTTACTCTTACTTATCACTTGATACGGCCCCTTATTGTATGCCGGTGCAATAGTAAAATTATGTGGAATTAATTTTTTCTTTGATGCAACACCTACAGGTATGTCATTCGACAAGGGAATTTGGTCGGAGAGAGAGGATTCGAACCTCTGACCCCCTGCTCCCAAAGCAGGTGCGCTACCAGACTGTGCTACACTCCGTTTAACTTTCATTTTTTCTATAAATTTTGCATGTTGATGCTCTGCCTCAATCAAAGATGCAGGCTTCTTAGATTTCTTACGTTTACGGGTATTTGTAGTTGTAAAATATACTGGTAATATGTGCATAGTCACCAATGTATCATATCATAACAAATTTGTCAAGGTTATTTTGTTGATTTTGCTGCATCTCGTAATGTTTTAGCCATTATCTCTGAAATAGGAATAAGTTCCTTATCCCCATCTTTGTCGGTAGTGGTGTAGATAAAACCATCTGTTTCTAGTTTTTCTAACATTTTTGAAATTATGGGTTCAAACATATTCCTTGTAGCAAGAAAATGTCCAGCATAAAAACAGCCAACCATACAACCTAATGCAATTGCTGTGTGCAGTATCGGGTCCATAACAATATTTATCTCTCTTTTATTTCACTATATACACTATACAGGAAAAAGAAGAGAATGTCAAGAACTATTTTTAATTAAATTTATTGCTGTGTTACTGAAAGAGAACACCCACCACTATTATTGCATGTGCCTGTCATTGAATAATTTTGTGTAGTAGTGGAATTTTGTTTTATAAAAGCAGAATATGGCCCAGAACCATTTGTCAAATGAACAGTCATATTGTGAGCACCAGTACTTCTTTGTTCTGTGTATATCGTATGGTCATCACCAATAAGAGTTAGTGTCAAATCCTTTGCTCCATCATGCACTTGTACAGTTCGTGCTGTATTATCATCTCCATATATGTATGCGGTTACATCATGTCCA